ACTCACCATCGCCGACTGGGAAGCCATCGGTACCCGCCTACGCAACGGGCGCCTGTCATGGCAGCAGCAGATGGGCGCTTGCAACCCGGCCCACCCGACCCACTGGATCAAGCGGCGCTGCGATGACGGTGCAGCCCGGATGCTGATCTCCCGTCACCGCGACAACCCGGCCTACATCAATGCGGACGGCACGATGACACTGCAGGGCGTGGACTACTTCAAGAAGCTCGACGCGCTCACCGGAGTCCGCAAACTGCGCCTGCGAGACGGCGTGTGGGCCGCTGCCGAGGGGTTGATCTATGACGGGTTCGACGAGGCGCTCCACGTCGTCGACGAGTTCCGCATCCCGCACGACTGGCCGCGCTGGCTGAGTGTGGACTTCGGGTTCACGAACCCGTTCGTCATGCAGTGGTGGGCTGAGGACCCCGACGGCCGGCTGATTCTGTACCGGGAGATCTACCACACGCGGCGTCTGGTCGAGGAACACGCGCGGCAGGCTCGCGCCTTGATGGTGTATCCGGCCGGCGGCTGGCGGGAGCCCCGGCCGCGCGCGGTGATCTGCGACCACGATGCGGAGGGGCGGGCCACCCTGGAGAAGCATCTGGGGCTGAAGACGACGGCGGCGAACAAGAAGGTCAGCCCGGGCATTCAGGCGGTGACGTCCCGCTTCAAGGCGGCTGCGGATGGGCGGCCGCGGCTGTTGTTGATGCGCGGTGCGCTGGTGGAGCGGGACGGGGCGCTCGATGAGGCGAGGAAGCCTGCGTGCACGGAGGAGGAGATGCCGGGCTATGTGTGGGCGGTGAAGCCGAATGGTACGGCTCCGGAGGCACCGCTGAAGGAGAACGATCACGGATGTGATGCCATGCGCTACATGGTGGCGGCGCGGGATATGTCGGCGCCCCGTAAGCGGGCGGCGGCATGGTCTGTGAGCCCCAGATAGCCGCACACCTTCGCACCTTCGGGTTGAACTATGCCGTAACCTTCGATTCAAAGGCCCTGACGGAGGTGTGGGAATGACAGGAACGCCAGACCTCATCAGCGCCTACGCCGACCTGTGTGAGGCGCGGCCCGGCTACGCCAAGGCCGAGGCCTACTTCGACGGCGACGTCGACGAGATCTTCGCCTCCGACAAGGTCGCCAGGATGCTCGCCAAGTCCAACCTCGACGAACTCGACGAGATCAACTTCGCCCGCATCCCCGTCACCGCCGTCACCGACCGTCTCAACATCACCGCCATCACTACCGGCGACGACGACACTGACGCCGAGATCAAAGCGCTGATCAAACGCAACCAGCTCGACGAGGAACTCCCCGGCCTCCACGTCCGCGCCTGCTCCCAGGGCGACGCCTACCTCATGGTCTGGCCCGTCACCGACGCCGACGGCAACGTCACCGACGTCGACATGCTCGTCAACTCGGCCGCCACCGTCCGCGTCATCTACGACGAGGAGAACCCCCTCCGCAAGCGGCTCGCCATCAAGTCCTGGTGCATCGGCTCAGGCAAGGACCAGATCATTCGCGCCGACCTCTGGTACCCCGACAACGGCGAACAGGACCCGGCACGCATCGAACGCTGGGTCTGGGCGGGCAAGCACTCCAAGAAGAACGACAAGTGGCAGCCGTACACCGACGACGGGCAACCCGCCGTCCTCCCCAACCCCTACGGCGTCATCCCGTTCTTCCACTACCGCACCGAACGCCCCTACGGCCGGCCCGAGCACTACGCCGCCTACGGCCCCCAGTCGCTGATCAACAAGCTCGTCGTCTCCCACGCCGCGACCGTCGACTTCCAGTCGCTGCCCCAGCGGTACGGGCTCATCGACCCTGCCGTCGACCAATCAGGGATGCAAGCCGACTTCGACCCGGACATGCCCGAAGACCTCGAAGGGGACCCCGAGTCGCCCCTCAACCCGTCGCAACTGCGCAACGACCCGGGCGAGATGTGGATGCTCCAAGGCCTGAAGGGAGTCGGCCAGTTCAGCGCGGCCGACCCGCAGGTCTACCTCGCTCCGTTCGACCGGTACGTCAAAGCGATGGCGCAGGTCACCTCCACCCCGTTCCAGGAGTTCGACTCCACCGGCGACGCTATCTCCGGCGAGGCCCGCCGCGAGGCCCGCGCCTCCCAGACCGCACGCGTGCAGTCACGGCAGCGTTCCTTCGGCGCCACGCACTCCGACGCCTTCGAGTTCGCCCTGCACCTCCTCGGCATCGACGACGTAGACGTCACCGTGCGCTGGCAGCCCGCCGACTACCGCGACGACACCGACGGCTGGACGACCGTCGACGCGAAGATCAAAGCCGGGGTGCCGCGTGAGCGGGCACTCATCGAGGCCGGCTGCCCGCCCGAGATGGTCGAAGGCTGGCTCAAGGCCCTCGACGACGACGCGGAACTGGCGCGCCGAGTCGAGCTCCTCACCTCGATCGGCACCGCCGTCCAAGCGCTGGGTACCGGGGTGCAGTTGGGCGCCATCACCGAGCAGCAGGTGAGCACGCTCCTCGACCAGGTCCTCGGTGCGGCCGCGGACCTCGGCGACAGCGAGGCCAACCGCTGATGGCCGGCCCCGCCACGCCCCAGCAGCTCGCCAACCTGGTGCAGGTCGAGCAGGCCGCCGAGGCCGCCGCCATCGAAGACGACACCGCAGAGCAGGCCGACGACGGCGCCGGCGGCAGACTCGCGGCGCTCGTGGCTGCAGCGCTCGCCGCGTGGGTCGCCGCATTCGGGGCGCTCACCGTGGCCGGTACCGGCGTCAAACTCGCTGCCCTGCTCACCCGTGTCCGAGGCGACGTTGACCGAGCCAGCCGTGGTCTTGGAACAAGGTCAGAGCAGGTGTTGACCGGTGCCCTTGAGGACGCGACCCGTCTCGGCGGCCGCCACGCCGTTGACTTCCTGAGCCGGGCCACGGGCCACGACCACGATCTCCCCGAGCTTCGGGTCAGCGAAGATGTGGCGGAGGCGGCGCGAGGCTTGTCAGCGACGGTCGCCGAGCAGCTGCGGCTCGCGGCCCGGCTGCTGCACCCGCGGACCGTATCGGGCAACGGCTGGCGCGGCGTCCTCGTCGGGATCGGTGCCGCGCGCCGAGCCGCCACGCTGGTGCGGCAGACGATCGCGTGGGTTGTGCATCGCGCCATCAACGACGGCGCCTCGCAGGTCGCAGACCACTACGGGGCTCGCCTCCTGTGGGTGACCGAACCGGACGCCTGCGTCATCTGCCTCGCCTACGCCGGACGCGTCTCCGACCGCGACGGCCGCTTCCCCGGCGGGCTGTCGATGGACCCGCACTCGCGCAGTACTCGGGCCGCCGCCCTCGACGGGCCGCCCGCGCACAGCAACTGCCGCTGCCGCGCCGTGCCCTGGCTGCCCGGCTGGGACACCGGAACGGGCACCCTGCCCGGACTGCTGCGCGACCAGGCGCTGATGTCGGTCGCGGCTGGCTGGGGCCGCCCGTCCGAATCGCATGCCGCCCGCCGCAGGGCGGCACAAGCACTCCTTGCGCAGCGGGGGTTGTCCGCGCGCGTGAGGCGACAGGCCACCGCGACCGCAGGTGGACGCACGTGAAGGAGAACCAGATGGCACCCAAGGCCATGCCCGGATGGGCGCACCCGTACCGTGACCCGTTCGTCTGCTACGCCGACGGCGGCGACGACCCGGCGCCCGAGCCTGCGGCCGAGCCCGAGCCGGAGCCTGCCGACGACGAGCCTGCGGACGACTGGCAGCCGCCGTCGCGGGAGGAGTACGAGAAGCTCGTCGAGGCGAAGCGCAAGGCCGACGCGGAAGCCGCGGCCCGCCGCAAGTACCTGAAGGCACACGGCATCGACCCGAAGACCGGCAACAAGATCGAGCCCGACCCGGAGCCCGAGCCCGAGCCCGAGCCGACGGCCGGCCAGCCGCAGGGCCTGTCGCAGGCTGAGGTGAAGCGACAGGTCGACCGTGCGGTGGCCGAGGCGAAGATTGAGGGCTTGCGGGGCGCGAAGAAGCTGGTGTCCAGCTTCAACAAGGCCTTGTCGGACGCTGGCTGGAACGGTCAGCGCCTCGAACTGATCATGCCGCTGGTCGACTTCGAGGAGGTCGACCTGGACGACGAGGACGACCTGAAGGAACGCATCGAGAACGTCAAGAAGATCTTCCCGGAGGGCTTCAAGCGCACCCGAAATTTGTCCACCACGGCCAACGGCGGGGCAAGTTCTGGCCAGAACGGCCAACCGGCCGTTAAGGTTGACACGGCTGACAAGCCCGCGCCGAAGCCGGAGCCCAAGGGATGGGCCGAGACCCTCGCGCAGCGAGCAGTACGAGGCCAGTAACACGCACCCCCGGTGCGCGCAGGAACGAGCAGGACGCTCACAGTTCGCCCAGGCAGGGCACCCACCATCCGTGCGGGCTGTGAGCCCCTCGTTCCCATGGAGTGCCCATCGTGGCCAGCACCGACATCATCGACAACTGGATCCCGATCGAATGGGACTCCGAAGTCATCACCCGAGTCCTCATGGACTCCGCCATCGAGAAGTACGCCCGCCCCCACGTCATGAAGACCTCCACCAAGCGCATCCTGCGCTCCGGCGGACTGACCGTCTCCGCCGGCACGACGTACACGGCGGACACCAACGCCAACGACTACATCACCCTCACGGCGCGCCGCTTCCTCTCGCAGTTCGTCGTCGACGAGGACGACCTCGCGGACGCCGACAGCGTCGTCGACACCATCGCCACCAAGGGCATGGACTGGGCGATCAGCTACGCGGACACCTTCGACAACGCCTGCCTCGCCGTCACCGGCGCCGAGAACGGCACCACCGTCCCCTTCACGTCCCTGTACAAGGCGCTGCGCACCACCAACTCCGCCACCTCGTACACGGCCGACGCCAACTACGCCACCTGGGACGACGACAACGTCTCCTTCCCCGCGTCCGGCGGCGGCGCCTCCCTGTACGAGAAGCTCTCCGCGACCCTGAAGAAGGTCGAGACCGGCAAGTTCTGGTCCCAGGCCGACCAGCTCGTCATCGCCGCCCCCGGCTGGCGCGACGCCCTGCGCCTCGCCACCGACGCCCAGGGCCGGCCCATCTTCATCCAGGGCACGGCCGGCACCCCGGACACCCTGTTCGACGTGCCGATCGCATGGTCCCGCGGATGCAAGACCTCGCCCACGAACGTCGGCTCCCCGGGCGGCAACGACCTGCTGTTCTTCGGGAACCGCCAGTACCTCAAGCGAGGCGACCGCTCACAGCCCGAGTCCCTCGTCGACCAGGCCCGCGCCCAGGACTCCACCGACGACACCGCGGTGAAGTTCCGCGTCCGTAAGGGCTTCGGCGTCGGCAACGAGAACGCCTGGTCCGCGCTGGAGCGCATCACCGACTAGTCGGTCCTTCGGACTGCCGCCGGGGATCGGGTGGGTGCCACCCCGGCGGCACCGGTGAACCCCCGTGGAGGCGTGGTGGATTACGAGCAGATGAGCGTGCAGGAGCTGCGGGCAGAGTGCCAGGCCCGTGGTCTTGGCACCGCGCGCTCGAAGGCCGAGTTGGTCCAGCGCCTCACCGACGACGACGGCAACGACGACCAGCCCAGTGGCGGAGTCGTTGAGACCGAGGACGCGGCAGCCGATGACACGTTGCCCGCGCCGATCAGCGGCCCCGACTACGTCCTCCCCGCCCGCTCGCTGGCGGGTGTCTTCCGTATGGAGTTCCCGGCTGAACCTGGCGGCCCGGACGAGGAGACGCACCTCGCCTACCGGCAGGCAGCAGTCCAGGCCGCGTCCGACGCGGGACTCACGTCCCGCGATGGCGGTCGCCTTGCCGAGACCAGCGACGACACCTGGGTGTACGAGGTCCTCGTCAAGCGGGAGGCCTGACATGACGTGGGCCACCGCACAGGACGTCATCGACACCACCGGCATGAACGTGCCGGACACGATCCTCACGCAGGCGCAGGCCGTCGTTGAGCTGTTCTCCGACACCACTGAGGATGCCTCCGACGCCGGGAACATCTCCGCGAAGAACCTCCGCCTGCTGCGCCTCGCCGTCTGCTACCAGGCAGCCTGGATCACCCAGCACCCGGACGCCTTCACCAACATCGACCTGTCCAACTTCAACCAGGACCAGGTGTCGGGAACACTCGCCCACGCCAACGCCCTCATCCTGGCCCCGCTGGCGAAGCGGGCCATCGACCGCCTGTCGTGGAAACGCATCCGCCCGCTGCGGATCGGCCCGCGCGGCGGCTACGGCAGCATCCCCCGCCGGATGAACCTCACCTCCGCCGTCGCGGACGACGACGATCCACGCTGGCGGCCGATCGGCGGTGGCCCGTGCTAGCCGTCGCCACCACCACGCTGACCGTGCTCCGCGGCACCACCACCGACGCCTACGGCGACGAGCAGGACACCGACACCCCCGTCCACACGGGCATCCAGGCGAGCCTCACCGAGCAGACCCGCCGGGTCACCACACGCGACAACCCCACCCCGCGGATCGTCCGCTACGCCGTCGCCCGGGTTACCGCCGGCACCGACATCACCGACCAGGACCGCGTGCGCGACGAGCGCACCGGCGCCACCTACATCGTCGACGCCGTCTCCCAGATGGCGAACCCCGCAGTCGCAGCCGATCTCCGGCTCGACCTGCGGCGCACCACCTAACCGAACACGGCCACATGCCTGGGGAGACCAGGCCGGCCACGAGTACGAGACCACCTTCGGAGAGGAGGCGGCCATGGCGCCATCAGGTGTACGCATCGACCCGTCCGCACGAACGCACGTCGACGCAGCCATCAACGACTGGCTCGGCAACGTCATCGGCCGCGACATCCTCGGCGACGCCCAGAACTTCGTACCCAAGCGGTCCGGCCGCCTCCACGACAGCCTCCGCGCCGAAGTCCAAGACAAGGTCCTCCGCGTCGGCAGCCTGGACTGCAACTACGCCACCGACGTAGAGATGGGCACCGCCCCACACGTCATCCTCCCCAGGAACAAGAAGGCCCTGTCCTGGCCCGACGCCGACCACCCCGTAGCTCGCGTCAACCACCCCGGCACCGCCGCGATGCCATATCTGAGGCCAAGTCTGTTCCAGAGGAGGACCCCCTAATGGTTCTTCTTGCGTTTCTCATTCCGGGCCTTGTCGCATATCTGGCACTTGCGCGTTCCGTTCCGGCAGAGAAGCACGTTGTCGCCTACGAGCGGGTGCCCCTTATGGCATTTCGACTGCGCCTTCTTTCGTTCTTTTCGGGCGCGGTCGTCAGCAGCGCGGCAGATTCGGCAGGCGCGTGCTCCGGTCGGCCGAATATAGAGATTGTCTCCCGAGTAGGGATGCCCCTGCGGGCAGTGGGTCACCTTCTGCTGCCGCAGTCTGTTGCGCTCCACGGCGTCGGCGATGTTGCGCTTGCGGGTGCCCACGTACAGGTGCGCTGGATTGACGCAGGGCGGATTGTCGCAGCGATGGCAGGCATCCTCGACCCCGGTCTGCCTACCGATGAGCGGCGCTCCTCGAAGCTCACCAAGCAGCCAGCGGTGGGCCCGATGCTTCTTCCCTCGGAAATAGAAGAGGCCGTAGCCGGTTTCATCTCTGGAGCCGATCCAAGTCCAGCATTCAGAATCGCTACGACGATCGACGCGCGCCCAGAAGGCAGCGGATATTTCGCTGATTCCCATGCGTCAAATTCTACGTCCTGCACTGTTCCGAATGGGGTGAATTGAATGACTACCCCCATGCTCCGCGCCACCCCCGAACTCGTCGCGACCGCCTGGCTGAAGACCGTGGTCGGTGACATCGTCGCCACCACCCTCCCCAAGCCCGCCACAGACGGCACGCTCACGTGGACGGACACCGGGTTCGTCACCCTCGTCACCGCCGGCGGCACCCCGAACATCTACGTCCCCCTGCGGGACCCCGTGATGGGTGTCTCCTGCTGGGCCGTCAATCCGGACTCGCAGAAGCCGCCGTGGGGGCGTGCCGCGAACCTGGCCGAGACGATCGTCGCCGCCACCCTCGACCACCCGAACGTCCCGAAGCCCGTCCTGGCCCTGCCCGGCAGCTACCCGGCGGTGCAGGTGAAGTCGGCCTACGTGACGGGCGACCCGCGCCGCATCCCAGACGACGCCTCCTCCTACGCCCGCTACGACATCCCGGGCCTGGTCGTCGCTTGGACGGAGGTGCCGTCGTGATGTGGGCCATCCAGGAGGACACCCCGCACGGGCAACTCCTCTCCTACAACGGCAAGACCCTGATCCACGACAACCGTGCGGAGCTGGAGTTCCTCCTCACCGGCCCGATCCGGATCGTGCCGTGCCCGCCGAGCCTGCGCCCCGAGGACTGCCTGGAAATCCGCTTCCACCCGCAGTACTCGCACCACCAGTTCCCGCTTCACCGAGAGGCCTACCGATGACCCACCGCGTCCGCACCACCAAGCGTCCCTGGGAAGAGATCGAGGTCGACGACGCCGGATACCTCGACCTCAAGCGGCAGGGCCTCCTCGTCGAGGAGACCGCTGCCGAGAGCGTGCCGCCCGCGACCGCGGCCCCGGCCACCCCCGCCAAGAAGTCCGGTCAGGCCGGAAGCAAGGAGAGCTGACCTATGTCGGTGACCACCACGAACCTCATCCAAGGCCCGGCGACCCTCTACAAGGGCGACTACCAGGCCACCGAGCCCGCCGACTCCGCTATCAACACCACCCCGGCCGCGTCCGCGTGGACGGACCTCGGCGGCACCCAGGACGGCGTGAAGCTGTCCGTCGACCAGACCTACAGCGAGTTGGAGGTCGACCAGATCACCCTCCGCGTCGGCTCGCGGCTGACGAAGCAGGACTTCACCATCGAGACCTCCCTCGCGGAGGCCACGCTGGAGAACCTGGCGATCACCCTCAACGGCGGCACGACCGCCTCCGGTTCGGGCTGGAAGTCCTTCGACCCCAACGTCAGCTCCAGCGCGACGCAGCCGAACTACTTCGCGATCATCCTCGACGGCTACGCGCCCGAGCAGCTCCGCCGCCGCATCATCGGCCGCCGCATGCTCAACACCGACAGCGTCGAGGTCGCCTACACCAAGGACAAGCAGACGCTGATCCCGGCGAAGTTCGCCGGCCACTACGTCAGCGACGTCATCACTCCCTTCCACATCGTCGACGAGACCAGCTGAGTCGCGCCGATCCTGCCCGTAGCGAGGAGCACCACCCATGGCACCCACCACTCCAGCCCGCACCCGTCAGACGGCCGCTGCCCGCGCCCGCAAGCGCGCTGCGGCCAAGCCCGTCGATGAGGAGTTCGAGCTCGTCGAACTCTCCAGCGAGATCCAGGACGAGGAGCGGGTCCCGCTGTTCTCCATCGACGGCGAGGTCTACACCGTCCCGAAGTTCGTCCCGCAGGGCATCTCGCTGGAGTTCGTGCGTCTCAACCGTGAGCACGGCGAGAGCGTCGCCGCCGTGCGTCTACTGGAGCGGATGCTCGGCCCGAAGTCGTACGAGGCGCTGGAGCAGTGCCCCACCCTCGACGAGCCCAAGATGCAGAAGATCATCGACATGGCGCAGAAGATCGCGTTCGGTAAGGCCGAGGTCAAGGAGGGAAAAGCCCGCTGACGTGGACGGCCGATCTCGCCGAGCGGCTGGCGCAGATCGACTGGACACTCGATCACCAGGAAGACATCGACGCCGACTTCCTCGCCATCTACGGCATCGACCTCCGTGAGCAAGAGGTCGACGGGCCACGCTACTTCGCACTGGCGTACCGGCTGACCGCCTACATGGGCGTGATGGCCGCCAGAGCGGACGAGGAAAACAACCAGCAGCCGTCGAGGAGCAGCACCCCAACCCGCACGAGCACGACCGCCGCACCCACCGGGCGCGGCAGCAGCGAGAGGACAGAAGTCTCGCTGACCCAGTTCCGGGCCAAGTTCCCCGGGCTCGTGAGCGTGGCACACGGAGGGTAAGGGTGACCACCAAGCAGCGCACCCGGTGTTGTGAGGTCAAGGGCCTCTCGGAGTTCTACTCACGGGCGAACTGGCGCCCCAACCGCAAGGCTGACCGCCAGTACAACTCGGAGTGCAAGACGTGCACGCGCGCCTACATCGCGAAGTGGCGCGCCAGGAACGCCGACTACGCCGACGTGCGCCCGATCCCAGAGTCGGCCTTCTGCAGCCGGTGCAAGCTTGAGAAGCCCGCCGAGAAGTTCGCCCTCAACCGCACCAAGGCCCGTGGACTCCAGAGCATGTGCCTGGAATGCATGCGCGACCGCAAGTACGGGTTGGAGCCCGGCGAGTACGACCGCATGCTTGCCAAGCAGGGTGGCGGCTGCGCCATTTGCAAGCAGCCGTGCGCCCGCGAGCGCCGCCTCAGCGTCGACCACTGCCACAGCACCGGCCGAGTTCGCGGACTCCTCTGCCAGAACTGCAACGCCGCCATCGGCATGCTCAAGGAGGACGTCGCACTTCTCTTCCGAGCCGTCGATTACTTGACCGGTGGGGGTGCGTAGTGGCTGGCTCATTTCGCATCGCAGAGGGATACGTCGAAGTAACCGCTGATGAGACCAACTACGACCGCGCCATGGACCGCCTCAAGTCCAAGAGGAACCAGGTCAAGGTCGGCGTCGACCTCGACGACAAGGACGCCCTCGCCAAGCTCGACCGACTCACCCGCGAGCGCCGCCTGAAGGTCAAACTCGACCTCGACGAGACCGCCCTCCAGCGGCTGCGCCTACAGAACGTCAAGGTCACCGTCGACCCGAACATCTCCGACGCCGCCTACAACCGGATCAAGACCCAGCTCGACCGGCTCACCGCCGACCGCGTCGTCAACATCCGCGCCGACGTCGACACCCGGGTCGCCGCGAACGAGATCCGCAACCTGACCCAGCGGCGTACCGTCCGCATCGGCATCGACGTCGACACCCGCGTCGCCGCGGACTCCCTCGCGAACCTGACCCGCCGCCGGCAGATGACGATCCAAGCCAATGCCGACACCACGGCCGCGAACGCCCGGATCGCCGCCCTCACGAGGGACCGGCGGGTCAATGTCCGTCTCGACGTGGATCGTTCCGCCCTGTCGATTCTGTCCAGCATCGGCGGCGGGGGCGGGGGTGGCGGCCTGGGCATCCTGTCCTCGTCGATCGCCCGGATCGCTGCGCTCGCCGTGGGCGCGCTGCCGACGATCGCATCGCTGGGGCAGTCGATCGCCGCGATGGGCCCGGCCGCAGCACTCGCCGCGCCGGCGGTGCTGTCGCTGGGCGCAGCCTTCGCCGCCATCAAGATCGGCACGTCAGGGCTCGGGGACGCCTTCAAGCAGGCATTCGCACCGGCCACGAAGAGCGCCGCCGCCGCCGCGAACTCAACCCGCCAGGTCGAGAACGCCCAACGCTCCCTCGCCAAAGCACAACAGGCCGTCAAGGACGCCGAGGTCAACGCCGCCCAGGCCCGGGTCAAAGCCGCCCGCGACATCGCCGACGCACAGCAGAACCTGAAGAACACCGTCCAGGACGTCGCCGACGCCAACCGGCGCGCCGCCGAGAGCGTGGCGTCCGCCGAGCGGGACCTCGCCGACGCGCAGCGCGCCGCACGGCAAGCGCAGGAAGACCTCAACGACGCCCGCAAGGAAGCCGCCGAAGACCTCGAAGACCTCAACAACCGGCTCACCGACGCCCAGCTCGACCAGCGGCAGAAAGTCCTGGACCTCCAGGACGCCGAGCAGGAACTCGCCGCAGTCAAAGCCAAGGGCGCCGCCGCCTCCCAGGAGGACCTCGACAAGGCGCAGCTGCAGTACGACAAAGCCGTCCAGGCCCTGGAGGAGCAGAAGACCGAGACGCAGCGCCTCCAGGAGCAGACCGAGACGGCCAACCAGGCCGGCGTCGAGGGCTCCGACAAGGTCGTCCAGGCCAAGCAGCAGATCGCCGACGCCAACCAGGACGTCGTCGACAAGACCCGCGAGCTGAACGACGCGGAGATCGAAGCCGCACGCACCCAGCAGGACGGGGCGCAGCGCATCGCGAGAGCCCAGCGGGACGTCGCCGACGCGCAGGCCGCCGCGGCGCAGGCGGCGAAGGACGGGGCGCGGCAGATCGCCGACGCGCAGGAGGCAGCGAAGGAAGCAGCCGAGGCGCTCGCCGACGCGCAGACCAAGAGCGCCACGGCGACCACGGCCACAGCGAACGCCATGGCCAAGCTCGCGCCGAATGCGCGCGCTTTCGTCGACGCGGTCCTCGCCCAGCGGGATGCGTGGCGGCAGCTGAAGCTGGACGTGCAGAACGCCCTCTTCGCGGGGCTGGGGCAGAAGTTCACACAGATGTCGACGGCGATCCTTCCGTCCCTGAAGGCCGGTCTCGTCGGGACGGCCGGTGTCCTCAACCAGATGGCGAAGAACGCCGCCGACGCTGTCACGCAGCTCGGCAAGTCGGGGCAGCTGCGCCAGCTCTTCGACGGCCTCAACGGCGGCCTCGCCCCCCTGTCACGGCTGCCGGGACAGATCATCACCGGCCTCACCCAGATCTCCATCGCGGCGTCCCCGGCGTTCGAGCGGCTCACCACCGCCGCGGCCGGCGCTGCCGACCGGGTGTCGCAGAAGCTCAGTGGCGCCTTCAAGTCCGGCGCGTTGGAGGACTCGATCAACGGGGCGATCGAGGTAGCGAAGCAGTTCGGGCAGCTGCTCGGGGACATCGGCGGCACGATCGGCAACGTCATGAAGGCCGCGGCGGCCGGCGGCGGGGATGCGCTCGGTTCGCTCGGCGCCGTGTTCGCTGAGCTGCGCCGCATCACCGCGATGCCGGAGGTGCAGCAGGCGCTCACGAGTATCTTCACTGCGATCAACGCGATCGCGAAGCTGTTTGCGGGGACGCTGGGCGCGGTGATTCAGGCGCTGCTGCCGCTGCTGGCGAAGCTGGCCCCGGTCATCACGGACCTGGCCACGAAGTTCGGGCCGGTCCTCGCGGAGCTGGCGAAGACCCTCGGTGAGGCGCTGATGCCGATCATCGACGCGCTCCTGCCGATCGTGACGCAGGTGGGCGGGGTCCTCGTCGGCGTGGTGGAAGCGGTCATGCCGCTGCTGAAACCGCTCGGGGATCTGATCGCGGCGATCGTGACCGCGCTCGGCCCGATCATCTCGTCGATCGCGGCGGCGATCGTGCCGCTGGTGGGGGCGCTCGCGCAGGGCCTGATGCCGATCGTGGCCGCGCTCGTGCCGGTGGTGCAGATGTTCGGCCAGTTCCTTGCCGCGCTGGCGCCGATGTTCCCGCAGATCATCAACGCGCTGCTGCCGTTGATCCCGCCGATCGCTCAGCTCGCGACGTCGCTGCTGATGCTGGCGCTGCAGGTCCTCACTCCGCTGCTGCCGCTGATCGTGCAGCTGGCCACCTTGTTCTCGACGGTCCTGGTCGGGGCGATCAACATTCTCGTCCCGGTCATCACCACCATCATCGGGTGGATCACGACGTTCGTTGATGCCATCACGGCCGGGGTGAAATGGATCGTCGACAAGTTCACGTGGCTCTACGACGTGCTGGTCGGGCACAGCATCATTCCCGACTTGGTCAACGCCATCGTCGGGTTCTTCACCGGGCTGTGGTCGAAGACGAAGCAGATCTTCACCGATCTGAAGAACGGCGTCGTCGCCATCTGGAACAGCCTGTGGAACACCGTCAAAGACAAGTGGAACAGCTTCTGGTCCGGGCTGAAGAGCGCGTTCACGAACTCGTGGAAGGCGTTCAAAGACAGCGTGACCGGCCTGAAGACGTCGATCACGAACACGTGGAACAGCCTGTGGAACGGCGCTAAGGACAAGGTCACGAGTATCTTCTCCTCGATCAGCGGGAAGATCAGCAGCTTCAAGACCAGCATGAAGAATGCCTTCTCGTCGCTGCGTGATTCTCTCGGCACGATCTGGAAGGGAATTCAGTCGAAGATCGGCGACCCCGTGAAATGGGTTGTCTCGCATGTGTACAACTCAGGTATCCGCAAAATGTGGAATACCATCGCAGGCAAGATCTCGTCGAAGATCACCCTGCCGTCGATCTCGCTCGGCTTCAACAAGGGCGGCATCGTCCCCGGCAGCGGCAACAGCGACACCGTCCCCGCGATGCTCACCCCCGGCGAACGCATCCTGTCCAAGGCACAGGTCGCCCAGCTCGGCGGACACCGCGGCATCGACGCCATCCTCGGCCAGGACCACCCCACCGGCACCGGCGGCAACCCCTCCCGGCAGGAAGAACGCACCCGCTACCAGGGCGGCACCCAGCACTTCGCCTCCGGCGGCATCGTCGGCACCGTCACCTCCGCAGTCGGCGGAGCCATCGGCAAGGCAGCCAGCTGGGCGAAAGACCTCGTCATCGGCGGACTGAAAGACGCCGGGCAGAAGGCACTCTCCGCGCTGGTACGACCCCTCATCAACCGCATCCCCAGCTCCGGCATCGGCGGCCTCATGAAGGGCCTGGCGAACAAGGCCGTCGACGGAATGATGTCCTGGTTCGGCAAGGAGGACAAGAAAGCCGTCGGCGGCCCCGCCGTACAGCGCGCCCTCGCGTGGGCGAAAACCCAGAACGGACTGCCCTACCAGTGGGCAGGCAACGGAAACCCCAGCTGGGACTGCTCGGGTCTGATGTCCGCGATCGAGTCCGTGATCCGCGGTGAGCGGCCGCACCGACGGTGGGCGACCGGCGCGTTCGTCGGGAACAACGGCCCCTCCGGCTGGGTCCGCAACCTGAAGTCCCCGTTCATGATCGGTATCACCAATGCGGGCGTCGGCCACACCGCGGGCACGCTGGCCGGAGTGAACTTCGAGTCGTCCGGCGGCCGCGGCGTCCACTACGGCAAGACCGCCCGCGGCTACAACGACCCGCTGTTCACCTCACAGTGGGGCTTCGCGCCGGCCGCGAAGTACGACTCCGGCGGTCTCCTCCAGCCCGGGGCGACGCTCGCGATCAACAAGACCCGCAAGCCGGAAGCCGTCCTCACCGCGGAGCAGACGGCGGCGCTGCAGAGCATGACCGGCAGCGGCGGCAGCGTCGTCATCGAGAACATCACCGTGTCCGGCACCTTCGACTTCTCCACCCCCGCCGCGCGCCGCCAGGCCGCGAACGCGCTTGTGAGCGAGATGAAGGAAGCCCTCCGTAAGTTCGACAGGGAGCGAGCCTGAGATGGCCTTGTACGACTGGGGCGATGTCACCATCGGCCGGATCCCTTTGCGGGAGACGTTCGATGCGACGGAGTCGGGCGGGGACCGTTCCCTCGACCTCGACGGGCAGGAGTCTTACCCGCCGCTCACCCGGGCACAGGTGATCGCCCGCCATGACGGCATCAACGCCCTGATCGTCGGCCAGGTCATCCCCGTCACGTTCACCGACAAGCCCGAACGCTCCGGCTACTACGCCGTGAAGTCGTGCTCGTCGACGTACACCGAGTACCGCACCGACATGGTCACCGCGGCCTGGAAGGTGAGCCTGGACCGGATCGGCTCCGACGCGGAGACCGACCTGCAGTCGCGCCTCACCGGCGCTGTCCGGTTGAATGACTTCGACCTGGACGGGGAACGCTGGCACGCCCCGCCGATCGGCCACTACGGCTACTACACCGGCGACACGAACGCCACCGTCATGACCCGCACTGGGGCCGACGGCACGATCACCGTGTACCGCGGTGTCCCGGCGGACTTCTCCCCACGCTGGGGCTGCGACCCGACCGACTACCTCAACGGCCGGGTCAAGGTCACCACCACGGGCGGGCAGGAGGTGTACGGCGCCGACGTGCCCCTCGCCGCGACCGGCTGGTCCCTGTCGAACGGCCTCATCAACGTCACCTGGTCAGCGTCCGGTGGCGGCACCCTCGACGTGCAGACGTACACCGGCGGCGCCTACCGGTCGAAGCTGTGGCAGGTGATGTCCGCCGCGGCCGTGCAGGTCGACGACTGGGACGGGGCGACGCTGCTCCGCAACGACCCCGAGATGGTCATCCTCCGCCTCACCAAAGCACTCAACCCAGGCCGGGCCACCCTGGACCTGACGCTGCGGCGCGGCTCCCGCATCATCGAGGGCTACCTCCAACGCGGCACCGCGGACACCCTGTCCGTGCGGCTGAACACGGCCGAGACGTACGCCGACACGTCCGCGCAGGGCTACCTCACCGCCACCAACGACGACGCGGACGGCAACCGGTTTGCCTGCGGCAGCGCCCGCACCTTCACCGCGGTCGCAGGCGGCGGCGTGCAGAAGGCCGCCACCACCGCCCTGGACTTCTGGCTCGGCGCCTCCTCCACCGGCAACGGCGGCATCACCCTCAACGCGAACCCGGGCTTCGACACCGACCTGACCGGCTGGAACGACAACGGCGGCACCATGCTCCGGGTCACCACCCCCGTCAAAGTCGGGGCCGGGGCAGCCCAGTTCACCCCGGACGGTGTCGCCCAGTTCCCGAGCATCGAGTCCGATCCGATGCCGGTCACACCGGCCACGCAGTACCGGGCGACCGCGTGGATCCGCTGCGCGACCGCCCGCAACATCGACCTGAACATCAACTGGTTCGACGCGGGCGCCGCCTACCTGTCGACGTCGACGCTCACCAACGCGCTGGCCGCGAACACGTACACGTTCTACGACGGGACGGTCACCGCCCCGGCGAACGCGGCGACCGCGACGATCGCCCCGACCGTCGCGAACTTCCCACCCAACACGGATGTGATCACCGTGGACGAGTGCCGGTTGCGGCTCCCCGTCGCCTCCGGGGACGCGGCCACCGACCTGCGGAACCAGTACCTCGCGGCAATGCCAGAAGCCGTCTACGGCGTGAGGAGGTAGCCGGGTGGCGGTCCAAGAGGTACTGAAAGCCCTGGGCTCGTGGGAGATCAAGCTCCTGCCCGGCACACCCCGCGACGTCCTCGACGCCCTCGACTACTTCGGGCATGTCGCGATCGTGCCCGGCCGCCTCGACCCGCTCCAGTACGGCGACAACCTCCTCACCGCCGCCCGCTACGTCGGCGTCCTCCGCACCAAGACGATCGGCGACGACGGCCGCACCAACGCCCCCCAAGACGACCTCAGCGTGGGCGGCGTCGGCATGGCGATGTGGCTCGGCGACGAAGACGGCAAAGGCTCGGTGTACGAGAACGCCGTCGAACCCGCCTCCGCTACGTTCGCGGACACGATCAACATGCTGCTCCCCGCCTCCGGGGCGGGCGCGGTGACCGCGGGCACCATCTATCCGGTGGCCGGCCTGTACACGGGCAGGCACCAGTATGAGTCGCCGCGTACGGCGATCACTTACGTGTGCGACACCATGTCCACCGACAGCGTGCCGGTGTCGTGGCGGGTCAACGGGGACGGCACCTTGGATGCCGGGCCTGACGAGGACTTGTTCGTCACTGATCCCACGTGTGTCCTCATGGCTGTCGGCTCGGGCGAGGACATGACGATGCGGGCGCTGCCGTCCAGCATGGACGTCACCCGCGACGTTGAGGACTACACCACCCGCGTCGTCCTCCTCGCGGAGGGCGAGGGCACCACCATCGCCACCGGCAGCGCCGACATCACCCCGGCCACCGGATACAAGGACATCCATGGCAACCCGCTGACCATGACCCGCCTCGTGTCCGAGTCGGGCACGGAGACCGCGAACGCGGCCACACGGGCACAGCTGGCCCTCAACCAGTACACGTCGACCCGCAACGCCCTCACCCTGTCCACTGCCGACTATGACGTCCACGGCACCTTCCAGGTCGGCGACCGAGTGTGGGTGTACGACCCGGACGCCGGCCTCATCGACACCAGCACGGAGATCACGTTCCGGGGCCAGCGCATCAACCCGATCAAGCTGCAGGTGACCGAGGCGAACTGGGCTGTCACCGCCGGGTACACGGTCGCCTACCGGGCCGGGGACGGCACGTGGATCGATCTCACCCAGTACGTCGAGTTCGAGACCGACACCACGTCCACGGTGACGGTGGGCGACTTCTCCCGGCAGCTCACCAACTCCTCGACGGAGCCCGTCGGCTCGCGCCCCAACTCCGATACCTCGGTGCCCGGAGTTCCGACGTTCGTCGAACCGTTCCTGGGGGCCGCCTACCTCGACGACCGCGGCTTCACCCGGGCGCGCGTGATCCTGTCGTGGAACGCCCCCAACAACGTCGACGGCTCCACCGTCCTCGATGGCGACCACTACGACGTCCGCTACGCCATCGACACCGACATGATCTACCCGGCGACGTGGGCGGCCTGCTCGCAGATCCGCTGGGAGGACATGCAACTCTGGGCGCAGCCGTTCGCCGCGCCGGACAACCAGTGGCAGTACATGACGGTGGCGTGGGATCACACCACGGCGGAACTGCTGGACCTGTCCCCGGGGATCGGCTACGACGTGCAGATCCGCGGCGTCGACACCACCGGCAACACCGGCGCCTGGTCGGCGACGACCACGTTCGTGGCGACCTCGGACAACATTCCGCCGAGCACGCCGGCACCGCCGAGCGTGGCGGGGTCGCGGATCGCGCTGCAGATCACGCACGAGCTGGGCAAGTCGTCCGGGGGCACGTTCAACCTGGAATCCGACCTGGACCATCTTGAGGTCCACGTCGACTACGAGCCCACGTTCACCCCCAGCGACAGCACGCTGAAAGGGAAAGTCCCTGCGAACTCGGGCATGATCCAGGCGCAGATCCCCGTCGTGTACACGGTGCAGGTCGAGGAAACCTCCGCCCGCTACGTGCGGGTCATCGCCGTCGACAAGGCGGGCAACAAGTCCGGGCCGAGCGATTCAGCGTCGGCGACCGCGCTCCTC